ATTAGCTTCGCTGACTTGGATAGCATACTTGTCTATCTCAGCTGCGTAATACTTATCAACAGGTATGCCCAGCCTGTCCAATGCAATACGCCCACAACTCATTCCGTCAAATAAACTTAATACATTCATACTGCCTCTGGGAGTCCTTGGAACTTTCTATTTAATATTTTGGTAACTTTACTATACTTGAAATCCTCGTAACCTGCATGTAGATTGCTAACCTGTTTGGCAATTCTTCGAGCACCCAATCCTCTATCTCGCAAAGCGTAGATAGTTTTTAGTACCGCTTGCTCTTCTGGTATTGGTATTAGTTTGGTATGTCTTCTGGATCCGTGGTCTTCGTATTCTTTTTTGTAGCCAAAAGGAACATGGCCACCGATTGAGTAGCCTTTTTCTGCCCAGACAATTTTACCAGCAGAAAGTCTTGACTTAATCATGTCTCTCTCAAACTCAGCAAACTGGGCAAGTGTTGCAACCAGGTTTCTGTTATTGATTCTGCCCATGTCTAACTTAGCTGCTAATCCTGTAGCTTCTTTTTCTTTAGGCATAACTACTGGTATGTCACCAAACATCTCGCAGAAGTAAAGTGTAATACCTGTTTCTTCAAGCGTTGGTATCATGTTGACCATCTCAATAAAAGATCTGGCGAGTCTGTCTAGCTTGGTGGTTACTATCACGTCATGGTAATCCATAACATCTGTTAGCTCTCTGGATCCTGGTCTGTCAACAAGGTCCTTCATGCCACTAACACCGGCATCAATAAAGAACTTGTCTACTGGCCTGTTAAATTTAGCCTGGACAAATTCATCTATGATTCTTTTTTGCTCGTCCAAAGAAGATCCGTCTGTCACCTGTTGTTCAGATGAAACTCTGACATAGCCGTATATATTATTAATTTGTTTTTTTGGTGCGATCATTTTTTCTCCACATAATTTTTACAAGACAGATTATCATTTATTTATAATATAATTGCAACTATATGCACAAATATATTTATTAATATTTCTTTATATAAAGTATTGCAATTAGTTGCAAAGTCACTATAATAGATACGTGAGAAAGATTATTAAACAAAACGGAGAAAAATATGGATATTAATAATATTGATTTGTTTGCTGCAAAGAAAAAAGCAGAGGGAAAAAGAGTTGCGTTATATGGCGCAGGTGATTTGCACTTGCCTGGTGATGCTAAAACCATTGCTGTGGTTGACTATGAGGGTGGCTATTACCCTATGGTTGATCTTAAGATTGGTGATGTTGCGAACTGGGACCAAGCAAAGATTGATGCCTGGAACAAAGATCAAGGCTTAGATGATGATGCGGTCGAGATGATTTTCAATCAAAGCATGTGGCCTAGAGACAAAGACCTGGATAAAGAATGGGATAACTACGGGGAGGTTGCGTAATGTTTGATGTAATTAGTTATGACGCAAACGGCAATGAAGATAAAGTCATGGCCAAAAAACTCAAAGACGGATTTGCAAAGGTGTATGACAACATGTGCAAAGATTGTCTGGGCACTGGCAAAAGAAAGATTACTTTCGAGGATTGCTTTGGTAATCCTGTGCCAGAGAAAACTGTTTATTTAAAATGTAACTGTAATGACTGAACAAGAGTTACAAGAAATACACGCTTATGCTGACCTGGCCAACGCCAGGGCAGAGAGGTTAATTAAAGAATACGAGGTACACAATGCAAAGTGAAGCTAAGATAGTCGTAGAGGTGGAGATAGATTTTGATGTAGTCCCGGATAAAGAAACGGTTACAGCTGTGCTTTTGGATATACCAGATCTAAGTCCAGATTTTAAAAAACGAGTTGCCGAGGGTAAATTCGTTTATGCTATGAGGAATAAATAATGCACGCAGAAATACAAAAGGGTACGGTTTACTACCATGGAGCTGACTACAAGTTCAAGCTTGCAGACGAGCAGTTCCACAAACACACATCACATATTCTAAGGCCGCAACACATTCGGATCTTAGAGAATAAATCGGATCTATCAACCAAAGATCTCAAATATAAAATTATAGAAACCTGGTTTGCCCAGGGCAATCAAAGAGTCAGAGACTACTCTAATGCCAAGCGTAGAGCAAACAGAGTGGATAATGGATAACTGGGAGAAGCATTACCACCGCATCCTTATGCAGCTAGAGCATCGTGAAGATGTATTAAAAGCCAAGCTTGAGGATGTTAAGAACAAAATATTTTTAACTAAAATTGAATATAAAGAACTTAAACAAAAAAGAGAGGACCTCAAATGAATTACGCAATCGCAGAATATAAATACGTTAGCTACCTTAGAGATGCAGGCTATGTCGGTGAGGTAGTTTACCCGGACAAAGACTCATCTAAAGAACAAGAAGATGGCTCCTGGGAGCTATTCACCGCACATGGGCAGAGACTTGCCAGTGTATCTAAAAACAAAACAGTGAGGGTTTAATATGAAATTTTATTATTTAGAAGATGACGACAGACTTAATATTCAGATGTTTACCACCAAAAAAGCTGCAATGGATTGGGTTGAAAATAACAATGTATGCGATGATTATGGTAATGAAAATATTTTTACCAAAGAGGATATACAGATTCTATATGTACCGCATCCAACTAAAAAATCTATTCTTAATGCCTTTAGTGATATCAGTGGGATTGTTGGTAATAGTTTAGATACTCCGGAGCTATACAAATGAACAGAAACAAAATACCAATGCACCTGCTGTATCTAAGCGATGAGCAGCTACAAATTTTATTCGAGATCTTTAGGCCCAGGGTATGAATGACCAAGAACAGTTTGCCCAGGGCATAACCAGGTTCATTATTAAGTTTATGGAGAAGATTGATTCGGTATCTGGCTTGGAGAATT